AGAGATGCCGAACTCAAGCCAATCCATATCTTTTCCAAGCGCTTCAGCGATCTTCCGAAAGTGCTTCGCCGGTACGCCACGCACTTTCCAGTGCCCCATGGTCTGCTTCGTCACCGGCTTCTCGCCATCCGAAAGTTGACTTCCAAGCCAAGGCCAATTCTTGGATTGCCGGTCCAGCTCCTCTTGAATCCTTGAGTAGATGCTCATGTCACACATGCTGACAAGTCGCCAAAACAAATAGTTGACGCATTGGTACACTTTAAGTGTATGATTGCGTCATGGAACAAACGAACCCCCTCAATTCCTCCGAGATGCGGGCGGTGATCTCCGGCGCGTTGGGGGTCAGTCAACAGGTGCTGACCAACTGGAAAGCCCGAGGCATCCCCGAATCGAAGTGCGCCCCTATCGAGTTCGCCTTGAAGGGCCGGAGCACCGTAGAAGTTATGCGGCCTGATGTGAACTGGTCCCGCATCCCCGACAAGTCTTGGCCTCACCCCAAGGGTCGCCCGGTCGTTGACGTGTCTCTGGCGAAGGAGTCCGTCTAGATGGACTTCGTGAAAAACATGCACGCGAAGCTCGGGGTGAAAGCCATCCCCGCCGACATTGGCGATGGCGGCGCGGCATTCGCTGGATTCATGCACTTCGCACTTGGCGAGAGCGATCAGGCACTGAAACTCTTTCAGCAATTCCGCAATGAGCACCCCGACTTCAAACCCAACGGGGCTAACGCGGCTCGATACATCGACTGGCTGATCGTCAACCATTGGGGCGGCACCATCGGCGTCGCCCAGACCAAAGAGGCTGCGTGATGTCGAGCGAACGCAAAGAATTAGCCCTGCTCGTTGAGGCGTCTGAGGTCTCGTATGAGCTTCTCCGCTTTGTCCACGTTCCGCTGAGTGGCCTCCTTGACGGCGGACAGGTCCGCACGCATCGGCCCGGCGCAGAGGGCGCACTTGAGCTGCGTCAGCTTCGTGATCTTGCTGAACGGATGGGAAACCTTGTTTCCGCACTCCGTGCAGGTGAATTCGACCGGTACGTTCTTGATATTCACGGGGGCACCTATGCAGGCTGAAGTCGTGGAAAACGGATTCTTGCATGGTGCTGCCCCCACCACCACCCCCCAGACCAAAGAGGTGGCGTGAATGAATGACCTTCTTCTGACTCTGATTTGGGTCGGTGCCATCAACACCGTCGGGGCGCTCTGGGCCGGCTTCACTGGAAATCTGCCTGCACAAACCCCGTTTGTGCGCCTGTTCAATGCCTCCTACACAGCCGCCATTGGCTTGTGGGCCTTCTACCTGCTGGTCGCCTGAGATGCGCGCCATCAGCGGTTCATCAGTCGCTTCGTCACGGCTCGGTCTAGCCAGGCTTGCAAGCACATATCGCATCCGCGCCATAGCGCGACTGCAAACGCCACGCATCCTGCGAGCCCGAGAAAAGCGGCGAGCTGTGAAAACGTGGCCCAAGTATTGGAAATCCATTTCATCGCCTCGGCAGGCGTCGTGCCTGTCACTTGGACCTGTCGTTGCCGAGGATTGCGACTTAGCCCAAGCCAAGAGTGCATGGGAAGCTGATCGCCGCTGGCTGCTTGGCCCGGTCCTTAACGACGTTTGGGAGATAGCCCGAACCAAGATGTCCGGAAAAGACGTGGCAATCCGAATTCTTCGGATTCTTCTTCGACCATTTTTATGGCTTTTATGAATTCCTCCCTCAGAAGTTCGCCGCTCGGGTATTCCTGCGAACGCGCATACGAAGCTGCGGCAAGTTGCGCCGCCGCAAGAAAGATCGTGTCCTTTGTCATGGCCGTGGCCCTTTCCAGCTGGTTGAGTAGAGACCTCCAGTCTAGTCAGGTGTCCACGGCCGCCCAACAAAAGGGGCTCGCGTGATTCATCCAATCTTGAAGATTCACTGCGATTTAGACGCTCTTGACGCAGCTCTCCAGTCACTTTCCGAGCTTGCGGAGCATCGCACCGAAGTCGTCCAGAGATTTCTGGACGGCATCGATTCCTTTTCTGAGCTCGTCCGCATCGACCCCGAAAGTCTTCCCGCACTCGGTGCAGATCAGTTGCGGATTGCTCTTCAACCGTCCGATCGTCTCGTTGAGCTTCTGGCCGCAGTGCGGGCAGGGAAATTCGATGGATCGTGAGTCCAAGTCCAGTTTCATAAGGCTTCCAAATGCTAGTTTTTGAAGAAATCTCCAAGATCGCCGCCGAGGAATGGGCGAAGGCCCACGCCTTATCTTTCCGCCCGAACCCGATCGAGTTCGGCCACGCCGCAGCGAAGGTCTTCCTTGCCTGCTGGGAGACCTTGGGCCACGCGGGCGACGAAAAGGCTACGGCTGCTGCTTTAGCTGCTCTATCAGTTCGGCCCGAAGTGCTGCGATTGATTTCGCAGCTTTCTGAGCTTCGTCTGCCGACTGGACAGGGAATGACCCAAACAGCTGCTCCGGCCTCTGAAGGATCAGCTTTATGAACTCGTCCGCCTTGTTGGCGGCGGAGGATATGGGCATGGGCGAAGTGGCCATTTTGAGGTCGCTTTCTGGTGATGGTTGTGTGGACTTCCATCCTATGCCGGAAGGCGACCTCACCCGCGCCGGGAGTCTGTGACGTGGTTACGTTCGTCGCCCTGATCTGCCTTTGGCACGGCCTGCTCGCCGCCTTCACGCTTGCCGAGATCATGGACCCTGCTATGCGCGCCACGCATCTTTGGCCGAAGGCGCTGGGCCATCTTGCCTTCATGTCTGCCGCAATCGTTTTGCTCGCGTCATGAAAAACCTTGTCTCCCCCGCTGTCGCCCAAGCTGGTGTTACCTCCGTTCGCCAGGACAGCGTTTACCCCGGCGTCGTTCGCGGCGCTGGGGGCTTTTCTTGAATTTGGTTTTGGCTCATTCATGCCAAAAATTTTGTCCAGTTAAGCCCCACAACGCCACTCAACAAATTCCAAGACCATGACGCAGCTTGCAATCCCGGTCGAAATCACGGCCAGCGACGTTGCCAGAGAGAAGTCTTTAGGCGGAGCGATTGAGCTCTGCTACAAGGCGGCCGGCTATGAAGGTAAGGAGGTCGAGCATGACCTAAAGCTGGACAAGGCGCAGCTCTCGCGCTGGAAGACCGGTGGCGAAGGCGTTGTCTGGCCTAAGTTTGTCGCCTTGATGGATTACTGCGGCAACGACGCCCCGCTTCTTTGGATGCTGCATGACCGCGGCTATGACCTCCACAGCTTGCGCCGGCGCGAAACCGAGACTGAGCGCCGCCTGCGTCTGGCCCAGGAAGAAATCGAGAACCTCAAAAAGGAGCGCGAGGTCGAGCGCCGCCTGTTTCGTGAACTGAGGGCGCCAGCATGAAAACCATGGTCGCCGAGACAAGCCTTGAGGCTTACCACTCGCTCCCGGTCGCGGACTATCTCCAGCCGCGCGAGCGCGACGTTATGGACCTGTTCCAGGACCCCATAACGCTTCTCACGCGCAAGCAGATCGCCGCGCGCACCGGCCTGGAGCTCAGCTGTGTCTGTGGCCGCGTGAACTCGCTGGTCACCAAGAACAGGCTGGCGGTGCGCGGCGATTCTATTGACCACGTCACTGGCAAGCGCCAGGAGGTGCTGGGCCTGCCGCTGCTGGCGCAAACATGCTTCTTGGACCAGCAAGGCGAGATCGATCGCACGGGGATCGCAGAAGCGTGAATTACTACCCCTTCCACATCGGCGAGCCTTGGCAGTCAATGCTTGAAAGGGCAATTGCCTCCAAGCAGTCTGCAGTCGGCGGCCGCGAACTTAGCCGAATTAACTCTCGAATTCGGTCCATCCGGCTCGAAGCAGCAAGGGCAAAAGGAACACATTCGGTAGCCGATTGGAACTCGTTGATCGCCGAGTTTGGTTCCCGTTGCGTAGCCTGCGGACGCGAAGTTGCACCCACCATGCTTCAGAAGGATCACATCCTTCCAATATATCAAGGTGGCAGCGACGGCAAAGATAACTTGCAGCCACTTTGCGGATCGTGCAATGCATCAAAAGGCCCCGACCACACCAATTGGGCTGCCGTTCGTCGCGAGAGGGGGTTTGAATGAACTATTACCCCTTTCATGTTGGAGATTACGCGGCCCATACCGCACACCTTGAGCCAATGGAGGATTTGGCCTATCGGCGTCTCCTTGATCTCTACTACCTGCGCGAAGCTCCACTTCCTGCTGACATCCAGGCCACTGCAAAGCTGATCCGAATGCGTTCCATGGCGGCGGATGTCGAAGCTGTCCTGAATGAGTTCTTTGTGTTGACGAATGATGGCTGGGCGCATGCCAGGTGTGACGAAGAAATCATGCACATGCAGGATAAACAAGCGAAGGCTCGCTCATCTGCCGCAGCTTCGGTGAAGGCTCGTCAAGCGAAGGCTGAACGAGTTAGCTCAACATCCGCTCATACATCCGATGGCGAAAAGCATAACGAACGCTCAACGGACGTTCAGCAACATCAAGCGAACGCTGAGCTACCAACACCAACACCAACACCAACACCAGTAGATATTGTTGGCCGCGCAAAGCGCCGCACACGCATTGACCCGAATTTCCTGCCAAACGAAACAGGATTGAACGCAGCCCAGGCGAAGGCCCTTCGCGTGGAGATTGAGCTACCTAAGTTCCGCGACTACCACCTGGCCAAAGGATCGACCATGGTCGATTGGCAAGCCGCCTGGCGCACCTGGGTCGGCAACGCCCGCCCATCGCCTTCGGCCACGCTGGCCACCGAAACCGCCTATCAGCGCTCAATGCGTGAGCGCTACGAGGAAGCCAGCGGCAAACGCCGCCAAGCCGTGATCGACATCACCCCGACGACTTTGGAGCTGAGCCAATGAGCCTGCCTGCACACTGGATCGACAAGATTTTCGACCGCCTCGCAATCCGCTACGGACGTGATTTCCTGGGGCGTTGGGAGGGAATGCCCATTGCCGACGTGAAAACCGATTGGGGCGATGTCCTGAACGGATTCTCCGATGACGGCAAATCCATCGGATGGGCGTTGGACAACCTTCCGGACAGCAAGCCCCCGACAGCACAGGAGTTTCGCGCCATCTGTCGTCGCGCGCCAACGCCGAACCTCCCGCGCCTGGAAGCGCCGAAGCCAGATCCCGAGGTGGTGGCCAAAGTCATAGAGGGCCTGCGCCAGCCCGCGCCGCGCGTCGACGGCCGCGAATGGGCGCGGATCATCATTCGACGGTTTGAATCGGGCGAAAAACTTAAGCCCTACACGCTCCGCTGTGCTGAGCAGGCCCTGCGCAGCGATCTGATGCCGGAGGCGGCATGAATCTCACCGGCAAGCCCGAATACCTGCGCAAGCTGCTGCAGCTGGGCGAGATGACCGCCAAGGAAGTCCGTCATTACACAGGATGGAAAGAAGACGAAGTTGAACAGGCGATTCAGGCCGCCCTGGCGTGCGGCGCGATCGCCTGGAAGCATGGCATCAACAACAGCGAATCTTGCCGCGTGTATCTGGTCAAGGAACACCATGAACTGCCCAGCGTGCCGAGCGCACGAGTTGAATCCCCTGTCCGGCCTATACCGCGCTCAATGTGTTCAATGCGGTGCGAGGCTCTTGGCGTCTGTCAGGCCTTCGCGCCATGCGCAAAACGGCTTATTGGCGGCGATAGCGCGCCACAGCGACGCACCAGATCGAGCCGAGATATTGGCTTGTCTGAAAGGGATGCAACGTGATCCGGATTGAACTTCCCCTGAAGACTGTCAGCCTGCTGAACATGCGGGAGCACTGGCGCGCCAACGCAACTCGCAAGGCGTTACATCGCCGGACCGTCAGCCTCGCATTCATTGCCGCCAAAGCCGCGGCGCCAGAGCTTCCCGTAACCGTGACGCTGACCCGCGTATCGCCTGGAACGCTCGACGAGCATGACAACCTGCCGAGTGCGTTCAAGCATGTCGTCGATGGCGTGGCGTCATGGCTTGGCATCGATGACGCAGACCCGCGCGTGACCTGGAGGTATGCGCAGCAGAAATGCGCACGCGGAAAATTTGGCGTGATCGTGGAGGTCGCATGATCCAGCTCGCCCTCGCCTTCTTCGGCCTGTCTGCGATGTTCATGGCCACCGGAGGAAATCCTGATCTGTACCGCTGGGCGCCTTTGGTAGGCCTTTGCGCCCAACCATTTTGGTTTGTTTTCGCCGTGCGGTCCAAGGCCTGGGGCCTCATCGTCCTGTCGATCGCATATTCGGCGGTGTATGTCCGCGGCGCTCTCATTCAATGGGGGTTGGCATGACCGACCGCCTGATTCTGTCCGTCTGGGAGCCAGTCATGGCCCACCGGATGCTGACTGATAGGCTTTGGCCAACGCTCAAGGCAATGCTTATGGCCGGCCAGCGCATGGTTATCGAACTGCGCCAGGAAAAGCGCAGCGATGCTGAGAACCGGATGTTGCACGCGATGCTGGGTCACATCAGCAAGAACTTCCAATGGGCCGGCGCAAAACGGGATACCGAGACGTGGAAACGCCTGCTGACTGCCGCATGGCTTCGCGCGCGCGGCGAGCACGTCGAAATGCTGCCGGCGCTGGATGGTCATGGCGTGGACATCGTGTTTCGGCGCACCAGTTCGCTGACCCGCAAGGAGTGCGCCGAGCTGATCGAGTTCATCTTCGCCTGGGGATGTGAAAACGACATCGAATTCCCGGCGCCCGATAGCCTGGAAGCGCCCAGGAAGCCCAGCGAACTCGTGGTCGATGCGGAGACGGGGGAAATCCTGTGAGCGCCCTACGCTGCGCCCGTTGTAACCGCGAGCTGTTGAGCGTCACGGTTCAGGTGGGTTCTCATGTTGTGGGGCCTGTTTGTGCACAGCTCATGGGCATCACGCCACCGCGATCGCAAACCCGCAAGTCGACGCTCGCGCGCGGGCCCGGCCGCCGCAAGGCGCTTGGCGCTCCTGCCGCCCAGCTGGCGCTGTTCGAGGTCTCGCCGTGAGCCAAATCACAGAAAGCGCGCGCGGGGAAGACTGCCAGGTCAGGCTGCCAGGAATCTGCAGCTTTGACCCGGCCAAGACCATTTGGAGCCACTGCCGCCACGGCTCGGCGGGCAGGGGAAAGGCAATCAAAGCGATTGACCTGGCCGGCGCCTACGCGTGCACCTCGTGCGATGCCGCCTATGACCAGATGCTTGGCGCGCGCCAGGCCGGCCTCACCCGCGAGCAAATCGACCTGGACTGGTTCCATGGGCACATGCGCTCACTCGTAATTCTGAAAAACAAGGGATTGATCAAGTGAAAACCCTACAAGAAATCAAAGGCCGCTGCTTTATTGACGAAGCCGGGCATTGGATCTGGCGCGGCGCCACGCAGGACGGCCAATCGATCCCGGTCATTCAGGGCCCCAACCTGTCCAAGGGCGGAGTGCAGCAACCCCAGACCGGCGCGCGGGTTGTCTGGCAGCTCAAGCACCAGAAGGCGATACCGCCGAAATATCGCTGCTACGCCGAATGCTTTGTCCCGCTCTGCATCAATCCCGACTGTGTTGTCGCCAGCACCACGACCGTGATGCACGCCAAACGCCAGAAAGCCGGGCTGTTCATGAAGTCCATTCGCCGCACCATGGCCAACCGGCGATCTGCCGAGGCATTTTCAAAGATCACCGCCGAGATGTATCAGGAAATCATTTCCAGCAGCGAAACCGGCCCCGTGATCGGCGCGCGGCTGGGGATAACCCGCCATCTGGTCAGCAAGGTTCGCACCGGCAAAACCGGACTGAGATTTCAGCCAGTTGGCGGCATGTTCACGGGCCTGCTGGCTGCCAACACCCAATGGAGCAAGCGGGCATGAGAAAGCACTGCAAACGAAAACACCGGCCGTTGTTAACCGATCCAGTCGGATTTGTCGTGGAAGGCGCGGCAATCACGTCGCAAGCCATGCTGGACAAGCTCCGAATCCGGGACTTGGCCGCAATCGAGGCATTCGTGAAGGGCCAGGGCGGCTTGCAGGAATGGAGCGACATCAACGCCATTCAATCCATTGCCGAAACCATGGCCTTGGGCGGCATTGGCCCCGAAGCCCTGCCAGCGTGCCAAGCCGCCGAAAAGCCCTATGGGACTGCGCCAGGCAGTTCGAGGATCGTCAAACCATGGTCCTGCGGGCTGACGGCATCAAGGCGTTTCGCGAGCTTTACGAATACCACGATCTGCAACGCACGTCGATTTCTCGCGCGGAATACGAGCGGTGGATTCAAAAGGCGGCAAACAGAGTTAGGTCAAAGGGTAAAGGGGTTGTGACGCTATGAGTTATGGCTGCCACAACCGCGCGCCGTTTCGGGAGGTCTACCCGGTGCAAGACGGGTGGTACATGGATGGAAAGACCCGCGTTCCGCGCATGACGGCTGCCAAGCACGTCCTTTCCCGCGACTGCCAGTACACCAACTCCGACCCGGGCCGCGTGGACCCGGGCTGTGTTGGGTGCAAGCACCGAATTTCAACCGAGGAGAACCATGCAAAACGATGATCCAGTGTTCCAGGATGCCAGCCATGCCCTGCACGTCAGCTACCTGATCCACTCCATGCCGGCGCGCCAGGTCAGTCCGACCGCCGTCGTGATCGACATGTTGGTGAAGCAAAACCGCGTCTGGGACGAACTGCCGCCGCCGGGTAAACGCCGGGTGAACTTCTCCGGCCTGTCGCCGCTTGAGGTCCGGGCCCAGTGTGCCCAGGTGGTGGCCATGGTCAACCACCTGCCCCACCACGCCGAAGCGAGCGCCTGCAGGGCGATTTACGGGCACCAGGCAATCAAGGCTTCGGGCGTGCGCGCGATGGCGCTGTACCTGGAGCCGATCTTGAAGTTGTCGGGCGATGCTTGCTTGTACGTGGCATGGCACGTGTTCATGACGCCGAAGCAGCGCGAGGGTGTGACCCTCAGCGACATCGCCAGCAAATTCGGTCTGACGATGCAAGCCGTTCGATATGCCGCGTCCTCGATGCGCGCCTACGGGGTCTCGCTGCACGGTCGGGCCGTTTCGGCATTGACCGATAGATTCACAGCTGGCGTTCTGATACCTTAGTACACCCCGAATTAAATCTGACGCGAAACTTACAAAAATGCTCCAGCAACCGCCGTGCGTGGTATAAATATGCCAGTCTTGGGAAACTTGTATCAAGGCTCGCTGCGACTCAGGTAGCGTCAAAACACTGAGGCCAATTCCAAGCCGCCACGGTTCACGCCCTGGCGGCTTTTTCGTTTCGCGGTGCCGTCAGGCTGCGGGTTAGCGCCGCAGCGCGGTCGATTGCAAGCTCCTATGGTTGGTAAGAACGCTGCTTCATGCGGCTGACGGCACCGCTCCCTCAATTCACCCATCTCCCTCTAGTCATGAACCTGACCGAAATCGCCATCGCCTGCCGGACGTTCATCATCTTGGTGGAGGCCGGCGCCGAGACTGCGAAGGCAACGGGCGCTAAATGACGCAAGCCGGGAAGACCGCGCCAGACTGGGAGCGCATCGAATCCGAATACCGGGCCGGCGTCCTGTCAGTGCGCGAGATTGCCGCTTCCCAGGGGATAACGCACGGCGCAATCAACAAGCGAGCCAAGCGGGACGGATGGGAGCGCGATCTATCAGCGAAGATCAAGGCGAAGGCTGATGCACTGGTATCCAAAGCGTTGGTATCCACGCCGGTATCCAGAGAAACAGCGGCTACCGAGCGGCAGATTGTTGAAGCCGGTGCCGAGGCAATTGCCAGAGTCCGCATGGCCCACCGCACCGACATCAGCCGAAGCCGGGCGCTCGTGATGTCTCTGCTGGCCGAGCTTGAGACGGAAACCGGCAGCATTGACCTGTTCCACCAGCTTGGCGAAATGATGGCCAAGCCCGACGACCGAGGTTTCGACAAGCTGAACGACCTGTATCGCAAGGTGATCAGTCTGTCGGGCCGTGTGGACAACTCCAAGAAGCTGTCCGAGGCCCTCAAGCATCTGATCGGCCTGGAGCGCGAGGCCTACGGACTGGACGATGCCCCGTCGAACGCCGCGCCTGGTGCTGGCCTGCAGGTTCTCATGCCGCTGGAAGAATATGAGCGTCGCGCCAGGCAGCTTGTCCAAGAAATATGACACCGGAGACCGCCAGGCCGCAGCAATAACGGCCCGGGCCGACCTGTATTTCTTCAGCCGCTGGATGTTCTTGCAGCGGCGCGGCTTCAAGTGGCAGCGCGCGAATCATCACAAGATGATTTGCGATGCCCTGATGCGGGTATTCCGGGGCGAGTGCAAACGGCTGATCATCAATATACCGCCCAGGTACTCGAAGACCGAGCTGGCGGTGGTCAATTTCATGGCTTGGGCCTTCGGGCACGTGCCAGACGCTGAGTTCATCCATACCAGCTACTCCGGCACGCTGGCAATCAACAACAGCACCGCCGTGCGCAGCCTGGTGCAGCACGATGCCTATGCCGAGATTTTCCCGGACATGGCGCTGGCCAGCGACGCTCAGCACCACTGGAAGACAACGGCGGGCGGCGTCATGTACGCCACTGGTACCGGGGGAACGATCACCGGCTTTGGTGCCGGGAAGCTGCGCGAGGGGTTCGGCGGGTGCTTCCCGGTAGGGACGCGCGTCTGGACTGAAGCCGGACTGCTGCCGATTGATCGCATGGTGCGTGAACGGATAGCGGTCAAGGTATGGTCATTCGATTACGCCGGAAAGATGGTCTTGCGTCCTGTCACGGCGTGGCATGAGAATCCGCCGAACGCGATTGTGCGAGTCACATTCGACGACGGCGCCAGTGTTGAATGCACGCCAGACCATCAGTTCTGGACCGAAGGTCGTGGGTGGGTTCGTGCTGATTCACTCAGCGTAGATGATCGACTTCCCTGCATCCACAGCGGCGTAGAGAGCCTTGATGACGTCAGCGTCCACGCCAATGGAATCGGCGGTCGGCCTGATACCGCGACCGTCCTTGCGACCGGTGCGAGCCGCCCGGTTGGCGATCGCGAATTCGGCTTGCGACTTGGTGAGTTTGGTCCGCAGGTAAGTCTTGCTTCCGCGCTCGTTGATAACTTTCGCGCCGCCAGTGACGGACTTCCATGTGTCGCCGCGCCAGATTTGGTTAACGACAGCCGCAGTCACTCCGTAGCGCACAGCCAAATCCTCAGCAGCAATGCCGATGGCGTTGTAGATGGCGAGTGCCCGATCGTTGGTGAGGATTGCGACCGGGTGCACCTCGGCCTCGCTGAAAGTCCCATGGTTTTGGCTGTCGACGATATTTGCTGCTCTGGTGTCGTACCGGATGTTGTCGAGCCTGTTATTGCTGGAATCGCCGTCAGTGTGGCAAACATCGCTGCCAGCAGGCTGATTGCCGACGAAGGTTCGCATCACCAGCTGGTGGATGTAGAAGATTACCGGCTTGGCATTTCTGGACAGACTGACTCTAAAGTACCCTTTGCCGTCGTTGCTGGGCTTGAGAACTTTCCCGGGCTGAATGTAGGAATGCCCGCTGCCTGCGTTGGTGATCAAGCGGCTTTCGCTGCGCACGCGACCGTGGTCGCTGACAGAGTAGAGCCCTTCATAGCCGGGAACCGGCAACCAGTGCTCGTCGAGTACGTCCGCCATGATGAGTCCACCTTCTGTTTGACGGTTGATGATTATCATAATTTTACCGTCGAATCTGGTTTGGTGGTAAAAAATTGCATAATCATTGACGATCCGCACAAGGCGGACGAGGCGACCTCGGACACGGTACGCAAGGGCGTGATTGATTGGTTCCAGAACACGCTGGAAAGCCGGAAAAACTCGCCGGACACGCCGATCATTCTGATCATGCAGCGGCTGCACCAGAACGATCTGGCTGGCTGGCTGCTGGGTGGCGGCAATGGCGAGAAGTGGGAACACCTGAAGCTGTCCGCCTGGAATGACGACGGCACGCCGCTTTGGCCGGAAAAGCACACGGCCGAAGTGCTGCGGCTGATGGAAAAAGCATCGCCGTACGTCTTTGCCGGCCAGTACCGACAAGAGCCGGCACCGTCAGGCGGCGCGATCTTCAAGCCGGACGCGATGCAGGTCATCGACGCGGTGCCGGTCGGGACGCGCTTTGTGCGCGGCTGGGACCTTGCGGCGACCCAAGGAGGCGGCGACTGGACGGCCGGCGTGAAAATTGGCTGGATGCCAGATGGCCGCTACCTGATCGCGCATTCCAACCGATTTCAGGGCGGTCCGCACGAGGTAAAGACCACCCTGGTCAACACGGCGCAGCTCGACGGACCTGAATGCCGGGTGCGGCTTCCGCAAGACCCTGGGCAGGCCGGAAAAGCACAAGCGGCCAGCCTCATCGGCGCGCTGGCAGGTTACCCAGCGACCAGCAAGCCAGTCACTGGAGACAAGACGACACGGGCCAGCCCGCTGGCAGCCCAGGTGAACGTCGGCAACGTGCTGATGCTGCGTGGCGGCTGGAATGCCGAATTTGTCGAGGAACTGCGCATGTTCCCGGCTGGAACGCATGACGACCAGGTGGACGCTGCCAGCGACGCCTTCAACGAATTGGCAGGTCCTTCGGACTTCGGTCTGGTGGACTTTGCAGAAGCCGAATTGCGGCGAATGGGGAAATTGTGAAATTCATCAAAGCTCTGCTGAAATGCGAAACGGCACTCACCGTGCCGTTCTTTTTGGTCGCTTGGTTCCTGTGCGCCATCGTGGTTTCAGTGAAGTCTGGCTATGACATGGCCCGCATGGACGCGGCTGAGAAGGCCGATCTGCTGAATATGCTGTTCGGGAAGTCCGAATGACGCCCGCAGAGTTGATCCGAAAGGCTATCGGCCAGCGCACGGCAATCACGCCGGCGCAAATTCGGGCGGCCACGAACGGCGCGACCGATAGCGGCCTGAACGGCGGCTTATCCTGGATGGGCCCGATGCAGCCCATTGACGCCCAGCAGTCGCAGGTTGCCGGCCGCGCATGGGACTTCCCGGTCGGCGTCAACCTCCAGTACACGCCGCGCGGTACAGAAGCAATCAACTTCGACCAGTTGCGCTCGCTGGCTGACAACTTCGACCTGGTGCGCCTGTTGATAGAGACGCGCAAGGACCAGCTGGTCAAGATCAAGTTCAACGTCCAGGCTATCGACCCGAAGCAAGACAGCGACGGCGATCCTCGGATCAAGCAGGTCGAAGACTTCCTGAAGATGCCGGACAAGCGCACGATGTGGCAGCCGTGGCTTCGCGCACTCATCGAGGACATGCTGGTCATCGACGCTGCGACGGTGTACCCGCGCATGGATCGCGGCGGTGGCCTGTTCAGCCTGGAACTGATTGATGGCGCGACGATCAAGCGCGTTATCGACGACTTTGGCCGCCAGCCGCTGCCCCCGCAGCCAGCCTTCCAGCAGATCCTGAAGGGCGTGCCAGCGGTCGACTACACCAGCGATGAGCTGATCTACGCGCCGCGCAACGTGCGCACCCACAAGCTCTATGGCTTCAGCCCGCTGGAACAGATCGTGATGACCGTGAACATCGGTCTGCGCCGGCAGTTGAGCCAGCTGCAGTACTACACAGTTGGCAGCACGCCCGACCTGATCTTCAGCGTGCCGGCAACCTGGACGATGGAGCAGATCAAGACCTATCAGATGTGGTGGGACGCGACCCTGGCCGGGAACACCGCGGCGCGCCGTGGCACCAAGTTTGTGCCATCCGGAATGTCACCCTACGACACCAAGGCGCAGGCACTCAAAGACGACTATGACGAGTGGCTGGCGCGCGTGTGTTGTTTCGCTTTCAGTGTTCCGCCCTCGCCTTTCATCAAGCAGATGAACCGCGCCACCGCGCAGAACGCCCAAGAAGCGGCGATTTCTGAGGGCCTGATTCCGCTGATGCAGTGGGTCAAGGATCTGATGGACAGCGTGATTTGGCGCTATTTCGGGTTCACGGACCTGTGCTTCGCTTGGCAAGAAGAAAGTGAGCAGGATCCGCAAGTTCAGTCGACGATCCTCGACCAGAAGCTTCGCAACGGAACGATCACGATCAACGAAGCGCGCGCGATCGACGGTCTGGACCCTGTCCCCGGAGCCGACAAGCTGATGATTTACACCGGCGTCGGCGCTACTCCGGTCGAAGTGGCCATGGCCGCTCAACCTGCGCCAGAGCCTGATCCAGACGCGACCGCGCCTGACGCGGAACACAGCCACCAGGGCGAGAACGAGCCAGAGCCCGACAAGAATCCAAACGCCGCAACGACCGCAAAGGTCGAAAAAAAAAACTTGCCAAAGCCGGTGTGAGCCCTATTGACCCGGACCGCCAGTCGATCCTGTCGATACAGCAGCTGCTGCAAGACGACCTGGAGGCGTTCCTTCTGACGCAGGCTGGCGACATCGCCGAGCAGATTTCCGCTGCTCTCGAACTGGACGAGCGCGACGTCGAAAAGATCATTGGTGGCCTGGACTTCAGCGATTGGATCGACCTGGTCAAGAAGGTGCAGCCACAACTCGAAAGCGCTGCCAAGGATGGCGGCGAGTCGGCGCTGATCCAGATCGGCCAAAGCGATGCTGAGGACGCATTCCACGTAGTCAACGAAATGGCCGTGCAATTCGCCCAGGACCGCGCGGCGGAAATGGTCGGCATGAAGTATGTCGACGATGAGCTGGTGCCAAACCCGGATGCGCAGTGGCAGATCACCGAAGGGACGCGCGACATGATCCGCGACACGGTGATGCAGGCGAGCGAAGAGGGCTGGAGCAACGATCAGGTCGCCAGCGCCCTGCAGGACAACTACGCATTCAGCGACAGCCGCGCCGAAATGATCGCCCGCACCGAAACGGCGCGCGCGGACGTCCAAGGCTCACTTGCTGGCTACAAGGCGAGCGGCCTGGTCAGTCAAAAGCAGTGGCTGACCGCTCCGGAGTGCTGCGACGACTGCCAGGACCTGGACGGCATGGTCGTTGACATTGATGAAGAATTTCCGAATGACGGAGGCGACGGGCCACCGCTTCACCCGCGGTGCCGGTGCGCAGTGCTTCCGGTGCTTGACCCCACCAACGACTGACCCCATGTCAGTAAAGCAACCCCACGAGGAACGAAAAATGAACGTATTTGCCCAAATCACCAAGGTCGATGTCGCCAAGCGCGAGGTTTGGGGCCGCGCCGCACAGGAGGTGCCGGACCATTCGTCCGAAATTCTGGACTACGAAACCAGCAAGCCCTACTTCGAGGCTTGGTCAAGCGATGTCGCCAAGTCCACGGACGGCAAGAGCCTGGGCAATGTTCGCTCCATGCACAGCAACGTCGCCGCCGGCAAGGTGATTTCCATGACGTTTGACGACGCGCAAAAGGCGATCGATGTCGGCGTCAAGGTAGTTGACGACAACGAATGGGAGAAGGTCCTGGAGGGCGTGCACAGCGGCTTCAGCATCGGCGGCAAGTATGTCAAGAAGTGGCAGGACGGCGATCTGACGCGCTACACGGCCGACCCGAACGAGGTTTCCCTGGTGGACCGCCCCTGCATCCCGACCGCCACGTTCTTCGACGTCGTCAAGGCTGACGGTGTGATCGAGAAGGTTGCGTTCAAGTCCCAGCCAGCCCCCGCCGCTAAGCAGGCGCCCGTAATCGCGGTCGCTGCCATTGATGAATTGGCCGATATGCTGAACAAGGGCACGATCAGCCCAGCGCGCCTGGTCGAGCTGGCCAAGGCGGACAAGCCTGCGCCTGAAAAGCCACCCGTCGACAAGGCCAGCAAAGGCCAGAATCCGCATCTGGCGGAACTGACCAAGCGAGCCGATGACATCAAAAAGGGGTTGTACACCGTCGGCAGTCTGGCCGATCTGCTTGCTTCGCTGTCCTATATCCAAGAGTCCTGCCAATGGGAAGCTGAGTACGAAGGCGACAACAGCCCCGTCCCGGCCCAGATTCTGGTCGCTGTCAAGCAACTGGCCGACGCTCTTGTTGCGATGGCATCCGAGGAAGTCCAGGAAATGCTCGCCGCTTTGACGCCAGAGCAGGCCGATGCCAACCCAGACCCGATCGCGCTGGCTGCACCGTCTGGCGAGTTGGGCAAAATGATCGTTGAAGCCGTCAAGGCCGCACCAGTCGCAGACTGGGAAACCGCTGTCGAGAAGGTGCTTTCCAAGTCCGGCAGCCGCAACAGCAAGGCCGATCAGGAACATCTGGACGCCGCGCATGCACATCTGCAAAAGGCGGCCGGCCACTTGGTTGCCGCCGGCGCAGATCCGCACCCCGGCGATGACAAGGCCACCGACCCGCCTGAGCAGGGCGACGATGAGGGCAACAAGTCCGGAGCCAACAAGCCCGAGCCAACGACGGAAAAGACCACCCCGGCTGGCGACTTGCTGAAGGCAGCGACCGCCCCGAACGCTGAGCTGATGGCCGCCATGGCCGCCATGGCAGAAGAAATCGCCAAGCTAAAAAAGCAGCCAATGCCAATGCCTGGAACCACCCTGCGCGCGGTAGGCAAAGGTGAGGACATCCAGGCCGCGTCGCCTGCATCTTTGGCGGCGACCGAAGGCACTCACAACCCGAATGCAGCCATTGAGCTGATCAAGCGCAACGCTGCATCAGCCGGCGCCTTCGGACGCTTCTAAGAAAAACCAGCCCCGCCGGCTTCACCGTCAGCGGTCCACCACAACCCAAAACCAAGCCCGGCGCAGCCGGCCCTTCAACCTTAACCAGGCCACCTTCGGGTGGCTTTTTTGTTTCCGCGCACCCGTAAGGCTGTCCGTTTGGGCGGCCTTTTTTTTGGAGATCGCCACCATGAATCAAGCAGTCACCCAGGCAACCCTTGACCTGATCAAGGCCGCCCTGTCGTCCCCGTCGGAAGAACTCCGCAAAACTGTCAGCACCTCGACCGGCCTTGTCCCGTTCGACCTGCAGGCCCCATCCAAGAACCTGTACCCTGTCGCAACGCCCCTTCGCAACGTGATTCCTCGCGTTGGCGGTGGCGTCGGTACCGCGACCAACTGGAAGGTCATTTCTGCCATCCTCGGCTCTGGCTATGACGCCATGGGCTGGGTCCCGGAAGGCCAGCGCACCGGTCGCATGAGCTACGCCGCAGTCCCCAAAGCCGCCAGCTACAAGACGCTTGGCGAAGAAGACAACATCACCTTTGAAGCAATCAACGCCGGCAAGTCCTTTGAAGACGTCGCCGCCACGGGCGTGATGCGCATCCTGCAGAAGATGATGCTGAAGGAAGAAAACGCCATCTTGGGCGGAAACAACAGCATGGCGCTGTCCGCTCCGGCCGCACCTACCGTGACGTCGGCATCCACCGGCGGTTCGATCGCTGCCGGTACCTACAACGTCTACGCCGTGGCGCTGACGTACGAAGGCTATCGCAGCAGCAGCGTCGCCACCGGCATCGCAACCAGCCAGTCAATCACTGGCGCTGACGGGCAAACCTACGCACAGTCTGGCGGCAGTTCGGCCAAATCTTCCCCCACGTCGACTGGCGCGATCTCGGGAAGCACGAACACCATCAGCGCATCCACCGGCTACGTGTCGGGCGCTCTGGGCTATGCCTGGTTTGTGGGCACATCTGGCAATGAAACGCTCCAGGCGATCACCACGATCAACAGCGTGACCCTGACCGCACTGATTTCTGGCGTACAGAATGCCAGCGCGATCACCGCGAACAACAGCAACAACAGCCTGGCCTATGACGGCTTGCTGTACAGCTGCTTCAACGGCGGCGGCTACGTGAACAACCTGGCAACCGGTACCGCTGGCACTGGCACCTACCTGACCTCGTCGGGCCGTGGTTCGGTGAACGAGATCGACGCCATGCTGGTGTCTATGTGGCAGAACTACCAGGTGTCGCCGGATGTGATCTACTGCAACGCGCAGGAAATCAAGAACATCACGACCAAGGTCCTAACCAGCGCCAGCGGCCCGCTGCTGCACATGAATAACAACAACCCGCAGGATCCGTACGCGATCATGGCCGGTAACGTTGTCAGCTACTACTTCAACCCGTTCGCGTTGAACGGCGGCATCAAGATCCCAATCCGGATTCACCCGCTGCTGCCGCCTGGCACGATCGTTGGCTGGTCCAGCCAACTGCCTGCCCAGTACCAGAACAACGAAACCCCGAACGTCGCGGAAATGAAGACCCGTGCTGATTACTACTCCCTGGAGTGGCCGATCAAGACCCGCGCCCGGGAATACGGCGTATATTGCGAAGAAGTCCTGGCGGTGTACGCACCGTTTGCGATGGGAATTATTACCAACATTGCGAACGGCTGATTGTTTACATACGGACTAATGGATACCATGTAGCCTTCAGAAAGGGCTACATATGACCATCGGAGAAAAAGACCTGTTCCTACTCGGTCGAGAGTTCAGGTTTTGGATGACCATCGAAATTGGCGAAGAAAACCAGTGCTGGAATTGGCTTGGAACCAAAACCAAGGCCGGCTATGGCGCTGTCAATTTCCTCCGAAATCGAACCACAAGCCACAGGATTGCATTCCTGCTGGCAGGTGGGGCGCTTGGTCCTTCCGATGTTGTTATGCATGTATGCGATAACCCTTCTTGCTGTAACCCGAGGCACCTGCTGGCTGGCACCCAGAAGCAAAATCTGGATGACATGAGGCAAAAGCACCGCGAAGGCGATTGCCGAAACTTCGGAGAGCGACACGGAAGATCGAAGGTTACCTCCAGCCAGGTTGCAGAGATCAAAAGCGTGTATGCGGCAGGAAATGTCAGCCAAGCAGAAGTTGGTCAGCTCTTTGGACTGTCCCAGAACCAAGTAAGTCGAATCATCAGGGGCGAAAGCCGGCTGTTTGGATAGCCTGCATCGCTCAACGCAAAGCCACATTCGGGTGGCTTTTTTCTTGTCTAAACCATTTCAGGAATCCCCATGTCACTCATTCAGATGCTGACCCCGGCTGGCATCAGCCAGTTCGAGTCCCACAACACCGGCACCCGCTATACCCCGGATGCCAATTCCTACATTTACGTCGCGCCCAACGACGTGCTGGACATGATTGCCAGCGGCTGCAGCGTGTTCAATGGCACGCTGAGCACAAATTACCGCAACCTGCTTGACGGTGGCGATTTCAGCGTCAACCCGTGGCAGCGCAACATCGCCGGCTTGGCGACGGCTGGCGTCATTGCAGCGGCAATCGCTGCGACCCCGACCTACTTCGCCGACCGCTGGTTTGCAGCCGGCAGCGCGTCGTCTTCGATCCTGCTCTCGCAGATCGCAGATTCCAGCGTTCCCGGCTTCGCCATCGACTGCAAGGTGCAGCGCTCCAGCGCCAACACGAACACCGCACCGATCTACTTCGGGCAGGTGGTCGAGACGGCGGACGTGTACCGCACTCAGGGCCAGATCGTCACGTTCTCGTTCTGGGCTAAGGCCGGCGCCAACTTCAGCGCCGCCGGTTCGCTGCTTGGCGTTCAAGTCGTGACTGGAACTGGCACCAACCAGACCGCCGCACAGCTGCTGTCCACCTCCTGGACCGGCCAAGCCAATGCGCTGAACACCACCCAGGCGCTGACGACTTCCATGGCCCGCTACTCGTTCCAGGTGTCCATACCCGTCGGTGCGACGCAGGTTGCCGTTTTGTTGAACTTCACCCCCGTCGGAACCGCCGGCGCAGATGACAGCTTCACCGTCAACGGCCTGCAGCTGGAAGTCGGCGCGAGCGTCGGCCCGTTTGAGCACCGCGACATTCAGGTCGAGCTGGAAATCTGCCAGCGTTACGCCTGGATCGTGGCTGAGCCAGCCACTGGCGTGGTGGTTGGCATCGGCGGAGCCGTGGCTGCAGCCAACAACCAGGTGTTCTACATGGCAACTCCGGTCCAGATGGTGAAAGCCCCGACCGTCACCGTCGCCGCCGGTTCGTTCAAGGTCGCTGCAGCAGCCGCCGCCGCCGCCGCAACTGGCATGGCCGCTGGCACGACCCACACACCGAACGCAATCAGCATCGTCTCGACGCTGACCCAAACCGTCGGTCTGTCCGCAAGCCTGCAAGGCGGTGGCGGCTCCGGCTACATCGTCGCGTCCGCCGACTTCTAAGCGCAACCGAGAAAGGCCCTGCCATCCTGGCAGGGCCCGACCTCCAAAAAAAGGAAAAGTGAAATGCCAACTCTCAAAGCTCCCGCCGGCGTCAGCAGCGCCAGCATCGGTCAAAGCGTCTACACGGTAGAAGACGGCCAAATCACTGGCGTCCAGCCGGAGCACGCCTCCGCGCTCATTGAGTCGCACGGTTTCAGCATCGCTGAAGAGCCCGCGCCAAAAAAGAAGGCCTCCAAGAGTGGCGCTGAGGACATGGTCGCTCAATGAGTGCGACCCTGGCCAGCACCGGCGCGCCGGTCGGCACCCCTGGCGACCTGACGGTTGTCGAGAACGTCCAGGCTTGGCTGAATCTCGCCAGCGCGGTCGACGCGACGATCATCGGACGCTTGATCTCCGCGCAGTCCGCATTCATCCAGAACTGGCTGGACCGGACCATCGCCAGCACTCAATACACCGAGGTCCGCGACGGCTCTGGCATGGGGGCGGGCCGATATGAGATGGTGCTGGCGAACTACCCGATCACGGCCGTGGCGTCCCTGACCGTCGACGACATTCCGGTCCCGGCTTCGTCCGACAACGGCGTTGAGCAGCCTGGCTATGGATTTGACAGCTATCGCATCTTTGTCGCCCAGAACGGCAGCGTCGTCGATGCGATGTACTCGAACCAGTATTACTTCACCCGTGGGCGCGCGAACGTCCAGATCGTCTACACGGCCGGTTTCGCCGAGATTCCCTACGACGTTGAACAGGCGTGCATCGAGCTGGTCGCGCTGCGCTACAGCGAGCGCAACCGCATTGGCCTGGCGAGCAAAGGTCTCGCCGGCGAAACGACGGCATTCCAGCAAAAGGCGCTGACCGACTCCATTCTGCAGACGCTCCAGCAATACCGCCGGGTGGTGCCGCTGTGATTACCAGTTGGCTCGAAGGCGACCGGCAAATCGAGGCTCGGTTTGAACGGATCGAGCCGTCGCTTCGCGCCGAACTGCGGCGCACCGTCGAGATGTTGGCTATCAAGCTGGTGGCACATGCGCAAGCCGACTACTTGAGCGGCCAGTCTCTTGGCGTGCGCACCGGCAGGTTGCGCCGCTCAATTACCGAAGTGACGACAGCCACCGACACGTCGGTCAGCGCATCGGTGGGTCCTAACCTGCAAGCCGGGAAATATGCAGCAGCCTGGGAGTTCGGATTCGACCGCAAGGTCGGCGCCGGAGCCCGTGGTGGCCCGCGCACCTTGCTAGGCCGGGCCCGAGAGCGGTACATGCTGAAGCACCCGCCGGGGATAAAGCACTACGCAGCGCGCCCATACATGCGCCCTGCGCTGGCGGATATGCGCCCCCAAATCATTGAAGCCATTACCAAGGCCGTCGGGCCAGCCACCAAATGAGCCGCGAAGCAATCTATTCTGCGCTGTTCGCCAGGGTCAGTGCCGCCGCAGGGTTCACGACCGCCAGCAGGCTGCTCCAGCATTGGGGCGATGTCGCCCCCGCGCAGCAGCCGGCGCTGTTCCAGACGCAAAAGGGCGAGGCGGTCATGCAACAGACCAACCGGCCACCCATCTGGCGATACAGCGTCGACCTGTACATCTATGCGTACAGCAACAACCCGAGCGTCAGCCCGGCGATTCAGTTGAATGGCTTGATTGACGCCATCGAGGTGGCGCTCTCCCCTGCTTTCCCACCGGAAAACCAAACCCTTGGCGGCTTGGTGACCTACGCCCGGATCAACGGGCAAATCCAGACCGATGAGGGCGTCCTGGGCCAGCAAGCCGTCGCCATCATCCCCATCGAAATAGAGGCAACAGCATGAAGTTAATCGGCCCTGTGGGCGTGCGCCTGCGCTTTGACACAGACGGCGTGAGCTACGTCGTCGAAAACGGCACCGTCACGCCGGACATCCCCGATCACCTCGTTCCCAGTTCGCTCTACGCACTGGGATTCCATCAACCTGACCCCTCCCCGACCGAGACGCCCGAGGCACCCGCCGAAGACTGACCGACCCCTTTTCAACGCAACAGCCGCTTTTGAGCGGCTTTTTTTTGGAGTTTTCCATCATGTCTCAATTCGCATTCGGCTCCGGCAACCTGTGGGGCACCCAACTGACCGACACCTATGGCAACGCGATCGCAGTCGCCAACCCGGTCAAGTTTGGCACCCTGCAAGACATCAGCATAGACATCAGCAAGGATGTCAAAGAGCTGTACGGTCAAAACGCCTTCCCGGTCGATGTCAGCACCGGCAAAGCCAAGATCGCGATCAAAGCAAAATCCGCCCAGATTTTCGGCGCGCTTTACAACAGCTTGTTCTTCGGCCAGACGCTGACTACGGGCCAAACCGTCGACTATGCCGATTCGACCGGCTCCGTGATCCCGACCACTCCCTACAGCGTCACGCCAACGCCCCCGAGCAGTGGCACCTGGTCCAAAGACCTGGGCGTCATCAATGCAAACGGCGATCCTCTGACCCGCCTGGCATCCGGAACGCCGGCGACCGGCCAATACACCGTTTCTTCCGGCGTCTACATCTTCGCCGCCGCTGACGTCGGCTCCACGGTGTTCATCAACTACCAGTACACGGTCAGCGCCAGCGGAAAGACGATGAACATCGTGAACGTCCCCATGGGCTACAGCCCGACGTTCAGCATGGACATCCTGGTCACCGGCAAGGGCAAGAGCCTGATCTACACGTTCCCGCAGTGCATCAGCAGCAAGCTGTCGCTGGCGACCAAGCTGGACGACTACGCGATCCCCGAGTTCGACATCAGCGCCTTCGCCAATGCGGCCGGCCAGGTCTGCACGATCAGCACTGCGGAGTAATTGCATGGAAATCACCCTTGAGGGAAAGTCGGTTTTCATGACGGAGCCGGCCTTCGGAAAAATCAAGAAGATCGTCTCTGTCTACAACCGAATGAACCTGGCGATCAGCCAGAGTTCCTCACCAATGGACGACGGCGTGATCGCAGGCATGAGCGAATTGCTCGCGCTGGCGCTGGACAAGTCGCCCGAGCAGCTGGATGAGATGAAGATCAGTTTTAGCGAAATGATGGCCGCTTTGCCATGCATCGCCGAACTGTGCGGCATCAGTTTCAAGCGTCATGAGGACGGCGCGCCGGGGGAGCGCCCGGGGGCGGATGGGACGAACTCTACGTCCACCTCCTGACGTGCTTCCCAGGCTGGACCTGGGAGTACATCGACGATCACATGACCTTCAGCCGCCTGGAGGCCATGAAGCGCTACTGGGACAAGGCGCCCCCGGTGCATGTCCTGGTGCGGGCGTTTGTGGGCTACGAGCCCACAGCGCCCAAGCGCGTCGATGGTGACGACGGCACCTTTGATGAGTTCATGGCAGCGATGTCATCCCTAAACCCTTCCTGAGAACAACACACATGGCAGACCAAGATGTCAAAGTCCGCTTCGGCGCGGACACGTCCGACGTGAAGGATGGCGTCAGCTCTTTGCAGGCGGACCTCCGCGCGCGCTTCGACGCCATGCGGGCCAGCATGGCCGAGTTCGCCGCCGGTGCCAAGGAAAGCACCGCCAAGGCCAAGGAATCGTTCGAGGGGCTGCATGAGTCCCTGGAAGGTGTCAACAAGGGAATGGAAGGTCTGGCCAAGGCCGCAAAGATGGTCGGCGAGATCATGGCTGCCGGCGCGATCGGCGAGGCGATCCATGAATTGATGGAAAAAACCGGCGAGTACGGCGAATCCATCGAATCGGCTGGCCAGCGCACCGGCATGGGAGTCGAAAAGATCCAGCAACTGCGCTTCGCAGCGCAGATGTCCGGTGTTGATTTCCAGGGCCTGAGCCAGTCTATGGCCCTGCTGTCCGTGAAGATGCAGGGCGTGATCAAGGACGGCAGCCCGGTCGCCGAGGCGTTTTCAGCCATCGGATTGCACGGCAAGGAAATCAAGGATGCCAACCTTGAAGATGTGCTGATGAAGATGGCCACGGCCTTTCACGGCGCCGAGGATGGCGCCGCGAAACAAGCCGTCGCCATGGAGCTTTTGGGCCGTTCCGGCGCGCAATTGATCCCGTTCCTGAATAAAGGCGCTGCCGGCATTCAGGAACTGATGAAGCGCGCGTCAGACCTTGGCATCGTGCTGGACGAGTCGGCGATCAAGAAATCGGCCGAACTGGCCGAACAGATGAAAGAACTGCAGGCGGTCCATGAGGCGACGTCGGTCCAGATCGGAATGACGCTCGCACCCGCCTTCATGGCGATCAGCAAGGCTTTCGAAACCAATCTGAAGGACGGCGGCGCATTCAAACAGTTCCTATCTGGACTGAGCAGCACCATGTCCATGGCCGCCAGCCTAGCGTCGCATGTCGCGCAGGGGTTCCAGGAAATGGGGATCATGATCGGCGCCACCATGGCGCAGGTCAACGCCATGATGCATGGCGAATGGGGCGGATTCAAGCAGATCGCGGCCGATGAGGATGCGGACCTGCAGAAGCTGGCGGCCAGTTACAACAAATTCCGCGATGACCTGAGCAAGCCCGTCGAGGCACCCAAGATTGAGGGCGAAGGGGAAAGCGCACCCAAGAACAAGCTGAAATACAACCCTCAGCCTGAGAAACAGCCGAAGTCGAACATGCCAGAGCTAGAGGCCGAGCTGGCACAGGCGAAGGTCGACTACGAGACCTTGAAAGGTCTTCAAGGCGAATACGTCACGTACAGCAAAGAGCAGGAAATCGCTTTCTGGCAGTCCAAGATCGGCATGGGGGCCAAGGGAACCAGCGACAACGTGGCGATTCAGCGAAAGGCGAATGAGGCCATTGTTGCGAGCAACAAGCAGCAGTTCGACGCCCATATCGCCAGCCTCAAGACAGAAGAAGAGGCGGAAAAGAACCACTACGACAAGCAGCTGGTAATCGCGCGCGGCGCGCTGATGGAGATCGGCCAGGCCTATGGCTGGACCTCCAAGGAAGCGAGCGAGGCAGCGGCCAAGATCAACGAAATTGAACAGCAGAAGGCTGAAGCCGCCAAGAAGGTCGCGCTGGAGATCATTGCCGCTCATGAAAAGGTCGCGCTGACCGAGATCGAAACGGCGACCAACGACCTGGACCGTCAGGTCGCGCTCGGCAAGCTGACGGCGCAAGGCAAGATCCAGATCGAGCTGCAATACGCGGCCCAGAAGCTGAAGATCGAGCAGCAGGCGGCGGACGCCGAAGCGGCGGTGCAGGAGGAAGGGACAGAGGAATACCAGAAGGCTCTGGACAAGCGCGCGCAGGCGACCGCGGACTATGCCAAGGACGTTGCCAAGCTAAACGCCCAGGCGGCGGACCAATCAAAGAAGGATTGGGAAAGCATGACAAGCGGCCTGCAATCGACGCTGACCCAGTCATTCTCTGGAATCCTGATGGGCACCACGACGCTGCAAAAGGGCTTCCAGAAGCTGTGCCAGGGAATGATGAAGGATTTCGTCGACATGTGCGCTGAAATGGCGGCGAAGTGGGTGATGAACCAGCTCGCGCAAACGGCCATCGCGAAATCGGCGATGGCGCTCCGTGAGTCGCTATTGGGAACGACTGTACCCGCGTCGGTCGCGGCGGCGAAAGTCGAGGCGGCTGGCGTCGTCCCGGCAAACGCGGCAATGGCGGCAACTGGTGCCG